GGCTTTCTGGACAAGGGCCGTAAAACGGCCAGTTGGATGTTGTGACATGGTAGTGTTGGGTTGGGCGTTGAATTAGTTACGGACGCTAGCTTTGGCTTCGTGCCAGATGCGGAGACCTGGCAGAGATTGGTTGTGTGGGATCTGAGCGCGGATACCTGCGTTGTTGGGCTCAATGACGCAGAGGTCGGGTCGCGCCTTAAAGAGCGCGTTGATGTCCGTGACCTCGAACTTCCATGACTGCCGGAGCGCGACGCCCTCGGGCTTGATTGCAGCGATGGCAGCAACCGCCACGCGGGCCTCGATGGCCTTGACCTCAAGCTCGGCTGCGGCTTGCTGGCTCCGCTCAATCTCGGTGGCGCTGACCGCCTGCTCAACTGCGTGCTGGGCTCGGGCAGCGTCGGCGGCAAAGCGATTAGCCTCATCCTGCGCCAGCCTTCTGACTGCGTCGGCCTTGCGTTCTTGTGCGGCTTGGAATGTGCCGAGGATGCCTTCAAGTCGGGCCTTTTCCTCCAGCACCTCGCCAATGAAATCCTTGGCGGTAGCATTGATCTTGCGGGTGAGTTCAAGGACCGGCTTGCCGACCTCCACTCGCGCTGCCTCAACTTGCTTTGCAAGCTGGGTGAGGAGGCGGAGAGCGTCGGACGCCTCCTCGGCATCCAACGCATCAGCTACCGAGAGCACGGATTGAGCGCGGGTTAACGCCTCAAATCGCCGCACGTGCGAATTAAGCGCAATCTGGATCTGGGCGTCGCCGATACCGGTGAGGGTGATGGGGGTGCTCATGCTACACCTCCACGCGCAGATATCTTAGCCGATGCCGCAAATGCTACCTCTCGTTGGATCAACGACTTTGCACGCTCGGCATTTAGATCACGCCAAGTTTGTCCAGCGTTGATCCAAAATTTTTGAACGAGAAATAAATTTACCTTATCCTCATTTTCTCCCAGCCACTCGGCGAACCCGGTAGGCCACACAAACGGAGCGGCAAGGGTGGCGAGCGGGTCGCTGGGCTTTGCCGCCGGCACGGCAGGCTTGTTCATTTTTTCCTGGCACCGAGTGATGACCTTCGCGGCTTGCTCGGTGGTGAGGTCGGCGGGGCTGATCTCGCCGTAATGGGCAAGTGCGGCGTCAATGATCTTGGCGCAGACCGAGGTCTTTCCGTAGGTGGTAAGCGTCGCGATCTGGTCGGACGTTGCCGATGCCACTGGAACCGACAGCGGTGCTGGCTCAGGAGCAACCACGGGAGCGGCTGCGCGGGGCGTCATCTTGCCCGCAAAGATCGCAGCGAGCTCAGGCGGGAGCTCGTTGTGGATCATTGGCATGATCTCTGGGAGACCATATCGGTTCTTGGCGTCCCATGCCGCGGCGCGCTCGGAGATGAGCACGCGGCGTTTGCCGCCGTCACCCTTTACCCGCCCGTCGTTGCCCTTAATGGTCGACGTTTCGTAGTTGGCGAAGAGCAACAAGTCGGCCCACTCCTTAAAGAGAGGCGCGGTCTGCTTGTGCAGCTTGAGCTCGTAGCGGTCGAAGCCATCCACCATGTCAGGCGGCGAGACCTTGACTGTTTTGGCGTGGGCGACCCAGACCACGTTCACTCCGTGGCTAATGAGCGTATCGCAGGCGGCAAGCGTGCGGGCCATTTCCTCGGCCAGCATGATGTGTCCCTTGCCGAAGCCGAAGTCCTCAATGGACTTCTTGCCCTGCTTTTTCAGCAGCGCCTCGGCGGCGAGTCGCTCGCACCAATCGGCGGAATCAATTACGACGGTCTTATAGCCGTCCGTATTAACCGCGAGCTGGGCCAACGCGGACTGCAGCCCGGAGAACGTGTCCACGCTTGAGCGGGCAACGTCGAGCTGGTGGGTGCCTTCCTCTAAGTCAAGGAAGAGCGGCTCGGGGAGGAGCGCGGCGAGCGATGACTTACCCACGCCCTCCACTCCGTAGATAACTGCGCGAACCGCAGATTTACGCGGTCCTTTGGTGATGTTAAGTGACATTGTTTTTTCTCCTAAATTAGTTGTTTGCGATCAGTTTCTTTTTTTTACTTTTGCCTTTGGGCGGCATGACACGAACGAGGGTTAATCCACTTCTGCGCTCTCGGACCCACCTAACCGAAAGGACGGTGGCCCCGTTGCCTGCTTTTGATGCTGCCTCTGTTGCCTGTTTGTGGTCCTCGTAAACCTGTCCGTCTACTGCCTGGGCAACAGATGGGCATCCGACGACGTATCTTTCTACGTAGTTATCTACGCATTCAATTCCATCTCCCCTTTGAACAAGCTTTATGCGTAGTTTCTCATTTGCCGCATCGCACCACCTTTCAATTATATCGCGACCAGTTTTGCTTTTGGGATCAATTCCCATGCATTTTTTGATCTTGTCCCAGGTGATTAGGCCAAGGCTTTGAGTGTCGATTAGTTGCAGTAGGTTAACATTCATTTTATTAGGTTATAGGTTGTAGATTTATTTTTCGCTATTTTCAGCGCTAAACGGCAGCGGAAGATTGCCATCGGCCTTGGCGGATAAGTTGAGGACGCGACGCATTGAGTAGGTTGCTTTCACCTCAATGTCGGGGGAGTCGGCGCCGGCGGGCCAACTCACCGCAAGGGAGAGCTTGGCGCGAACTGGTGCTTCGTTTCCGTCTTCGTCAATGGCATCTTCTGCCATGTCGGCTGCGGCCTGTTCGATCTGGTTGAGTCGCTCTGCAACTGCCTCGCGGCAGAGCTGGGCGACGGTGTCAATGATGCGCTGGTCGCGCTGGTTTCTGTCTGGTGTGTTCATAAATTCTCCGTGTTTAGGTGGTGTTGGGATCTCACGATGCGCAGGATGGCCTCGTGAAAAGTGAGTGGGGCGAGAGTCGCCCAGGCATTCATTGGCGCGGGCTGATCTTCTGGCAGGGCGCAGAGCGGCTCGCCGTTGGCATCGTATGACTGCGAGCGCAGCGGTGCCTGCTCAGGATAGTCGCGGCCCTCAGCGGCAAGGTTAGCTACGCTACTGCTGCATAAATCCTCAGGCTTCACTTGCGGCCTCCGTTGCGAGCGCGCTTTTTGGGGCGCGATTTAACGGATGGCATAGGTTTCGGCGCAATAAAATCGCGGGACTTGTTGGCCTCATCAAGATTTTTGTTTGCCCAATCGCCACCGAGAGCGATAACGCCGATTATAAAAACGCAGATGGCTAAGACGACTAGTAGTAGTGTGGTATTCATAGGTTGGATTAGCTGACAAGAATGGTTTTAATTTGGGCATCAATTGCCCGTCCGACGCCGCGAAGATCAGCGCGCAGGGCCGCTGCTGTCTCTGGCATCACTCGGGCTGAGATTGGGACGCGCCTTTTGGCAGCTGGTTTGGCGGCGTTGCGGTTGCCTTGTTTTTTCACGAGGCGCGGAGCTTAGCGGCGTTGCTTCCGAGTTCGCCTGAGTTGCGATATGCCGCGCACGCGGCGCGAGCTGACTCGGCTTCAATCCGGTTGCCGACCAGCCAGACTCCAGAGGAGTTGCGGCGCATGGAGTTTTTTTCGTCAGGCGAGAGGTTGGCGTTTTTGAAGAAATGGATATTGTAGGTTTTCATTTTAATTTAGATTTGAGCTAGTCGGTCGGCGTTGTGCCTTCCATGCTCACTACCTTGATCGCCCGTTTTCGTTTTGCAACACAAAAAGAAAAAATCTTTTGGTGGCTACGGCGTAGCCTTCCAGTCTTCCTTGTCGTCGTCGTCCTCGTCTAGCGCCTCGCTCGCCTGATGGTCGAGTAACCGGGCAACATTGGAGACGTGGGCCTCAATGGTCTCAAAAGTCGTTTTGTCGCAGAGCTCGACTGCGTAGATGTAATTACGCTCAGATCCAGTCTCGCCGCTGCGCGTCTCGACTGTGATTTCAATTCGCATTAAACGATTACGTAGCGTGAAGCACGAATCAATTTTCCATCTGCATTTAGAACAACCCCTCGGATTGTTTTAATTGTGCCGGCACGATTTGATTTTGTTAAAAAAATGTCAGTGTAGTTTTTGGAATGCGGCAAACCAGACTTTTTCAGCATCGTCTGAATTTCCTCAAAAGTTTTTGAGCCATGTGGGAACTTGGTTTCGCGTGTTGCAATTTCCGCTTGCAGCAAATTTGCCCACAATGCGTCTTTAGTAGCTTTTGATTTCTGTGGCTGCATAAAATCGTCCTCCAATGTTTCGAGTCTGAAAAAGCTGGTAGGTGCCGTCGTCAAACAGCACGCCGTAGGCCCAGCCCTGCGCCCATCGGAGCTTGGCGGTCTTGCGATTGATATAACCCATATCGCGACGGCAAAGACACCCGATAGAACGAGCTTCGGCTGGCTCGCGGCTGGCGACTGGTGCTGACTCAATCGTGTGGATGTGGCCAAAGATTGTGTTGCCGTAAATGTTGGCGTGCTGACGGGCCGCACCGACGCCGCAATGGTAGCCATGGAGCACGGTTAGTTTTCCGAGTTCGTAAATGCCCAGCTCTGCGTCGTAGGGGAGCATCGTTGCACCGAGACGCTTCATCATGCCTTCGACCCGCTTGATGCCGTCAGCGGCATAGTCGCGGAGGAGGCCGGTGGCAGACTCACGGAAATCCCATAGGCGCTCGTCGTGATTGCCGCGTAAAAAAATATTCGTCGTTCCGCCCTTAAAAAACTTTTCAAGGAACCTTGCGCCACAGTCCCAATCATCCTGCAAAGAAGCAGCCTTTTCATCATCAGATACTCCTCGGCGTAGCTGCCTAAAATCCCAGTTGTCGCCGGCATGGATGCGGATCTCGGGCTTGTAGTCTGCGATGAACGCGAACAGTGCTTCTGTCGCCGTGGCATCGGCCATGTCGCCGTGATTATCTGAGGCAACTATGAATCGACGCGGTTTGGATTTCATGGTGATTATGACTGATTGCGCTTGTGCTTTTTGTAGCGATCCCAAAGTGCCCAAACCGAAAGTGCGGCACCAGCGGTTATGCCGATGAAACCGATGATATCCTTGGCCAGATTCAACCACGCGGCTAGCCCGGCAGAATAGCCTGCGATCTGACCAAATACGTAGAAGTTGCGGTCAGGATTCATGAGGTTTTAAATTCTTTTGCGTGGACCTGGTTGGCAGCTGCAAATGCACCGGCAGCGACGAGAAATAGAAGCGTGACTCCAGTCATCCATGGGTGGGCTTTGGTCCACTGATAGGCTTGCAACATGATAAAGATTGACCCGCCGGCACCGATCAGCGCGTAGCCGATGCGCGGCCCCAGAAATGCGAGCTGAGCCATTAGAAAAAAATTAGCGACTCCACCAGCTACGAGCAGCGCTGCAAGCGAGTAACCACCAATTAGGATGGTGCGGTCGGTCTGGTTGCGGGCTTCGTCCCGCTCCTTGGTTAAGATCGCGATCTCCTTGAGCAACTGCGCGACTTCGGTTTCAAGGGCTTTGACTAATCGTGTAATGTCAGCGGCTGGTGCGGCAGCAATCGCAGCTCGCTGACCGTCGGTATGCGATTTGGCAGCAGGTGCGATGGCGTCGATTTTAGCGGCTTCGTTTAGGATGGCAGTATCCTTACCTTCCTGCGATGCGATAACAGGCGCGGATGCAACAGGCGAGGCATAGGCGGGGCGCGTGGCATGGTTGCATCCAGCAAGGAGAAACAAGCCAATTAAGAGAGCGCCAGCAAACGCAACTCGCCCACCCTTAGTGCGTGCTAATGCGGTGATAAATTTTAGCGAGTGAGCAACAATACATCCAGCGTGGAAACCAGCTTGCTCATAGTCTGAAAGGGTAGGTTCCATGTTAGGCTATGGCTTTATAAACAGCGTATGCAATAGTTGCGACAAAGATTAGCATAATGAAGACAATAAACGCTATGAAACAAGCGGCATCCTGGTCGTCGTTTTTCATGGCGCGAGTAAGACTTCCCAACGGTTAGCTGCGATGATGCCAAGCTGGTCAAGTGCGGCGGTCAGCGAAGTAAAGTCTTGGTCCGCCTCGGAGATGATACCCTCGCTTTGTGCAATCATTTTAGCACGGATCGCAGCGGGGTGTTTTGAGGCATCTAAAGCCACAATCTCGGCATCGGTGAGGCGGCGGATAACAGTTGCACCGGACTGCGTGCGTGGTGCATTTATTGACCCCGCATCAAACCATGCTTGAACCTTGGCCTGCATATCATCGGTTACCAACTGATCGGCGGTAATAGATGCGCGGCCA